GCGGTGGCGGTGACGCCGTCCAGGATGTTGAGTTCCGCCGCGGAGGCGGATACGGCCGTACCAGCGATACGCAGATCCCCCTCGTCGAGGTTTATGCCGTTAGGGAAGTATGTCCCTTTACCATCTAATCCACTCATAGGGACTAATCTCCTTTCTTAAAGGATTAAAAGGGGGCTGCATAGCCCCCTGGGTTGTCTATGCAGGGGAATGGCCGTAGATGCAGCGGGCATCGCTCCAGCCCATCGTATAATCGGCATAGGCGATATACTCCTGGATCAGGGGGTTATCAGGCTTGTTGGGTATCACCATCGGCGCGGTGATCTCCACCATCTTGACGTAGTCCTTCAGGAGCAGACTGTCAGCCACGGCCCACTGCTTGGCGCTGAAGCCCTTGATCACGACGTATTTCATCTCGTAAACCGGGTTGGCGCCGTTCTCCGCGCTCTCCGGGATCAGCTTGGCTTCCTTGCCGAAGAACTCTTTGGCCTTAGGCTCCAGCTCGGGAGCGATCAGGCACAGGTCGAAATTACAGTCGAAGTCCAAGCCGTCAAAGGTTTTAAAGCGCTGGGCCGCTGTCTGGGTGGCAGTGATAGCCGATATGGAGAAGGTGCTGGTTCCAGTGTTGCCGAAGGTGCCGTCCGAGTCGCTGTTGATCGGATGGTCCGAAGCGAACAGGGGCTTGCCGTCGGCTCCCACGAAGGCGGTATTCCAGCCCTGTGCAAACAGGTTGTAGAAGTCCCGCACCCTGGTCATGGCCAGGGAGTCGGCCATCTTGGTGCCGGCCTTGGCAGCCTCACCGCTCTGGTCGATCTTGGCATATTTATATTTGACGGTGGCCTTGGCAGCCCTCTCAACTGGTTCATATACGGTCTTGAAGCCGCGCTTCTGGTTCAATTCGGTTATGGTAGTCCCATCGTATACCGGGATGTAGCCGTAGCCGCCCATACCCTCATCGGCCCACTGGTTGGACTTTTTCAGGGGTTTAAAGCCGATTACAGTTTTTATGAGATCGGTGCGTTTATCCAGCCTGTCCTGGAAGCGTTCCAGGACGATCGGATACATGTCATCGGCCCAGGTTAAGACGTCAAGCATCTCTTAGTACCTCCTTTGTCAATTTAGGAAACTGTGTTTACCGCCCTAATTCGTGTCGGTGTAAGGGTGGCTCCCGAGCTGGTGCAGCCGGAACTTGAAATAGATCCAGTCGTTCTCCAGGTCCACGCCTACCACCTGCATCGCGAAGCCTCCGCCGGTGTTGAGATCGATGTTGGTGGCTGCAGCATTAAGATCCCAGGTATAGGACCCGACCGGCGGAAACAGCTTGTAAGTATCGCCGGCAGTTGTGCCGCCGGTGAAAGTCCCGGTGAAAGTCCCGGTGCTGGTGGCGAAGTCGGTGATCTCCACAATGTCGCCTGGGTTCAGGCTCAAAGTCGAACCGGTTCCCCTGGACACCAATTTAAGGAACCCGCCGTTGAAAGCATCGTTGCTAGGGGTGCCGTAAGACGCGTCCACCAGGGTGGTGGTATTGCCGGAATCAGCTACCACCTCGGGGGCCTTGACTTTGAAAACCGCGGTGGGGGAGCAGTAAACCTTGATGGCCGTTCCCGACTGGCGGCCCGAGGTGGCGCCGTCGTGGTTCTCAGCGGCCACACCCAGGACCGGATCGTCCTGGTCGGCGTCGACCTCGGCCACTTTCCCCACAGACAAGGCCACGACTTCGCCGAGCGATACGGCGGTGCTGGCGGCTATAGGGAATTCTTTGATCACTGGAAAAGTGCATCCAGATAAGTCAAAAGCATATTCAAATGCCATTGATTTGTACCTCCTTACTTCTTGATGAGAGACAAACTCTCGGCAAACTTTTTGAAAGGTATCCCGGCTTCTTTGGCCAGCTCCTGCTGCCGGGCGGTCAACCCATATGTGCCGCCCTCGTCACTCAGCTTGGCCTTGCCGCTGCCGGTGGAGCGGCTCAAATTGCTCTTAGTCTTCTCAATCGCCGCCCGTTCGACCCCGCCCACCAGGTCGACGAAGTCCTCGTAGATCTCCGTCAGGGTCAACTTGGGATTGGCCCGCTGGTAGAACTTGTTGAACTTCTCGTTGGCGCTCAATTTGGCGTGATCGATGTCCGGGTATTTGGCAACGAAATCGTCGATCTCCTTCTGGGCCCTCTGGTTGGCCTCCAGGCGGGCCTGCTGCTGTCGCTGAATCTCTTCCCGCTCCGCCTGTAAGCTGCTGATCTCCTTCTTCAAGGCGCGGATCTCAGCCAGGATCTCCGGGCTGGCCCCATAGCGATCAGCCTGCTCCTGCAAATCCTCCAGCTCCTGCTGCTGGGCGGCCTGCTCCCGCTGAGCTCGGGCCTCCTTGGCCTGTTCCCTCAGAATAACCTTGATCTCTGCCGGTGTGCCCTCGTAGCCAAACTCATGCAGCAGCTCGACGATCTCCTTCTGGTCGTAGTAGCCTTCGGACTGCAGCTTGCGGCCCACTGCTTTGTCCAGCATCTCCTGGACGTCTTTTTCGGTGTACCTCTTCTCATCCACCAGCCCGGGTGATGCTTTCCCCGCCTCGGCGTCAATTTCCGGCTCCAGGCCGTCAAGTAGTTGATCCCCCATGATTACTCCTTTCCGTTTAAGGGCCGTCGCCCATTATTCCGGTCTTTCCCGTTGTCAGCCGCGAATCAGCAATAAAAAGCGCCCTTGCCCGGCGCATAAGTTATCAGTCATCAAATTAACCCATCGGCCCCACCCCAGCCATCATGATGGGTACAACTCCCTGGCCTTATATCGGCCCGAACCTAATAACCTCAGTTAAAGATTAAAATGAGAGCATGAGCTGGAACATAATACCCTTAACCTCACCGCTGTTGACGTACTGAGCCATTTCATCCAAGGCCTTCTGGTGTTCTCCAATCTCCTGAAAAGCGTTATTATCCATCTTTACCGCCTTTCTTCGCCAGAATCATGTCCTTGAGCTTGGCCAGGGCTTTACCACTGGTAGCCCTGGTAGGCCGGTCCCGGCTCCCCCTGACGGGCTGGGATTTGCGGTTCGTGGCCAGGTTGTCCACCTCCTCCCAACAGGGTCTCTACCGCTTGGGGCAACTGCTCCGGCGGGATCTGCATCAGCGCCTGGACCACGTCGCCCAGCTTCTCATGCGGCATGGCTTGATACAGGGCCCGGCCTATCTCCTCCGGCAGGCTGTCCAAAAAGGCCTCTATCTCCTCCGGTCCAGGTGCCCGCTGCATACCCAGACCAGGTCCGCCCGATCCACCAGGTCCGCCCGGCCCGCCTGGTGCCTGCGCCTGCTGCGGCTGCACCGCCTGGCGCAGACTGTCTTTGATCTGGTTGCCGTTATTGAGACCCATAAGGTCTATCATGCTGCACACCAGCTCGATGTTGACCGGGTTGACCGGTATCTTGGTCAGTTCCTGTGTGGCTTGCAGCGTCAAGGCCGGGCTCTTGGCTATGCCTTGACCGACGTTGATCTCACAGTCGATACGGGGATAATAGTACTGCGTCTCCGGCTGTTCCTGAGGCTCCTCACCAGGCAGGAAGTCTATCGGACTCTGCGCCGTCGGAACCGGCTGTTTGACCAGGTCACTGTTGAACGTCATAGACCGATCCGGCTCTCCATTCTTGCCCCTGATCAGCACGATGCGGTCGGTGGTGTAGAACTCCAGGGCCGTCCAGTCGATCAGCTCGTAGAGCCTCCTGAAGCCCCCCACGCGGTCGATTTTCTTGGGGGCCGACCGCTTCTCCCGGTCCTCCCGAATCATGGCCAGGCCGCTCGCCGTGTTGACTCTGCTTGGCACCTCGGCGCCCTTGGTGGCGAAGTTGCCGTTAACCTCCTCGATCTTGTCATGTATGAAATTGATCATGTTGATGCTGTTGCTGTTGTTGGTTATGCCTCCCAGGCGTCTCACCGCGCCGATCTTGTTGGTCTTAACCTTCCACCGCGCGCCTGGCATGTTGACCGGCTCGACCCCGTCGGCGAAGGCCCCCTCCTCTTCCAGTATGATGTCGTTGCCCAGCATAGCGCTGTTCAAGAGCGCGTTCATAAACTCGCGGTCGGCGGCGTCGATCAAGTCCTTGATGGCGTCGATGTCGCCCCGGTCCCAAAAATTCTTGGTGTTGGGGGTTTTGCAATATTTAACAAAAGGATACAATTTATTACCGCTCTCAGCGGTGTTGACCCAGTATTTCTCAATGTGCTGCACCTCGGTCTCGTTGACGCAGATGCTGCAGGCTATATCCCCGGCGTCGTCCCGGTACCAGTACTCGATCACCTGCATGGTATCGTCGTAGATGTCCCTGGTGGCGCTCTCATATATCTCAGTATCGCCGTGGTTGGCGTCGCTGCTGATGTCGTCTATGATCTCACCCCAGCGCCTGCGCGCCGCTCTCCGGTGCATCCGGTAGGCGTAGATTAGATACTCGCAGTCCTCCAAGTCGTACGCGGCCGGATCGGGGAATATGTTGGCCGGATCAGGATCGCCGATGACGATGTCTCCTATATAGCCCGGCCCCTGGATCTGGTCGTCGAAACCAACCTTCCAGAAGGCGTTGCCCAGCTTGCCCAAGGCCCGCTCCTGGTCGGGATTCATGTCGTCCAAGTGGTTGTTGTAGCAGATGAAGCGGACCACGTCCTCCCGCATCTTGGCATTGTAGCTGTCCAGGTCATCGTCCCGGCCCTTGAATTGAAAGTCGGGTACGTCAGGCTCGATCTGGCTCTCCACCTGGATGTAGGCGTCGGGCAGCACCGGCGGCCGGAAGGGAATGTTGTGCCGCTCCGCCAGCTCGGCCATCTGTCGGGCGGTGTAGTGCCGGTTGTTATAGTAGTTGTCCAACATTACGAACCGGTTGGCCGTCTCCGCCTTCTGGGTCTTGGCATACTCGTAATCGCGCCTTACCTGGGCCTCCCGAGCCTCCCTGCTGCTCATGTCCCACACGTTGCCCTTGTTGCTGGCCTTACTCACCGCCTGCCTCACCGCCCTTTTAGCTCTATCTATAAGTCCCATGTCCTCACACCCCTCACCAGGTCTTGATGCTCATATCCGGCCTCTTTATGCCCAGCCGCTCGGCCAGTTTCTTGGGCTTCTCCGGCTTCAGCTTCGGCGCCGGGCTGGGCCGCGCTGCCGTCCAATAGCGGATGGCATCCGGCCCATGCGTCAACTCGTGCGGCTCGTTGGCCACGTCATTGGGATCCCGAGCGTCGTGCTGCAGTTGAGGCAGGGTCCTGATCAAGTTATAGCAGCGGCTGAAGATCACCAGGCCTGCCGTCCAAGTCTCCTGCTCGTCCTGGTAGGGCTTGAGCCACTCCCTGAGGTTATACCAGCCCTGCACCCGGTCGTTGCTCGCCTTCTCCAGCCATACACCGTGCTCGCCGAATATTTCCGCCGTGGACTTGCCTGTATCCCGGTTGCGGTTCCACAAGTCCGGCGGAGCTACGATGGAGTATATCGGCTCGTTAATCATCGCCTTGATGGCCTCGGCCGCATCGGACACGATCAGGCCAGGCTGGTACAGCTCCTTGTAAACGTATCCCTTGCCAGTCATGTCGGTGGCGATCCAGTATGCCGCCAGCATATCCAGGCCGTAGTCTATGGTTATGTAGCGCCGCCAATCCTCGGGGATGACAAACGGCTCTATGACGTGGATATCACGCCTAAACTCGGTAAAGTACTGGCCGCTGAAAATGTCCCAGTCACCATCCCGCAGCGCTCTCCGCTCCGTCTCTGGCAGGGCGTCCAGCCGCTGGAGGTAGCCGGGATCGCGCTCTATCAAAATCAAATTATCCGTAACTCTGGCCGGGATG